ATTCTCCCCAGGACTCATGGTCTTGAGTTGGGCAACCGCTTCTACACTTCGACAATGTAATCTCCATAACCTGCAGCAGTTAACTCCGCTGCCTCTGCATCTGTTATAGGGTTTTGATAACCGCCACGTAATACTCGGTCATAATCTTTTAATGAGCTATCTTGTGGTGAAACAACTGTTGACCAAACACCGTTTTTCTTTACAACGGTTTTAGACCATGGGTATGAAACGAACCATAAATCTTCTGACATCCCAAGCTTAATACGCATCGGTGGTCCACTAAAAACTTTTGGCATTACCACTTCACCTTATCTGCCCAATATGCAGCAGACATAACACCCTTGGATATGTTCTTTGCATGGCGAGCTTTGAATGATTGACGACGTTGGCGATAGGCTTTGCCTTCGCCAGATTTTTTAGGTGAACCACTAACCCCTTGTTGACCAAAACGAATAGTCTTTACTTGGGAGCCAGACTTAGCTACTACCACGTGTGACTTTGTTGGATGGCTAGGTGTTCTCTTTGGTTTATTAAAACCAGATACACCAGCTCGTTTTAGTCTTGGGTCCATTTACTTCTTCTTTGCTGCTCTCATGTTGTCAACTAAATTTGGATATGGTCGTCCAGCAGCTTTAGCTGCAGCCTTAGCTGCTGCCTTTTGTGCTGGTGTAAGAGGCTTAGAAACTTTCTTTGGGTTTGGTTTGTCCCATACCTGCTTCTTCTTTGGCATTACTTCTTCTTTGCTTTAGGTTTCTTGATTCCTGGCTTAGCTTTACCAGTCATTGATAGCGCAATAGCAACTGCTTGCTTTGGGTTCTTAACTACTTTGCCACCCTTACCAGAGTGCAAACCTCCAGCTTTGAATTCTTTCATTACTGCTTTAACTGTTTTCTTTGGCATTAGCACTTACACTTTGACTTAGCTTTGCCACACTTCTTGCACATCTTTGTTGCCATGATTACTTACCCTTCTTCTTTAGCTTTGGCTTCTTGACACCGTATTCCATCTTGCGTTCCATCTTGCCTTCAGTCTTTTCGTGCTTCTTCATAGCAGTCTTTGACTTATACTTTTCATTCTTCATTGACATCTTCTATATCCTTCTCACTAAATTCTGGTTCATCTAATTCCCATTCGGGTAGATGGCGAATCATTAATTCCCACGCTTCGCCCTCAGTAAATCCTGCTTGTGCAAACGAGTTGTATAACTCGTGTGCCTGTATCGCATACTCTTGGAGTGGCGTAAAGAAATCAATTGGTAATTCCTCGGTCTTTTTTTTCTTAGCCATTAAACTCCTTATATGAAGAGGGGCGGTTTCCCGCCCCTCTTACTGTATAAACTAGGAAGCGATGCTTGACTTAGTTCTGATAACGTAACGAGATTCGGTGCGGAAGATGTTCCAACCGATAAGAGCCTTCCATCCAGCTGGACGGAAACGCATCAACTTGTCAGTTACAGGACCGATAACAGTCTTTGGCTCGTATGAAACAGCCTCGATAAGAGCCTGCTTTCCGAGAAGAACTGTTGCGTATACCTTTGATGTTCCAGAACCTGAAATAGACTCACAACGTGGTGATTCGATATAACGAACTTGGTCGAAGATACCGATTTCACCATTCCAGAGGTTGGCTACGCCAGCTTCTGTGTAGGTGTGAGGCAACTGCCATACAGCAGAACCAGATGATTGAGCTTCTGAACGAAGGTCATATGATACGTCTGGGTGGATAAGCGCTGTATAAAGTCCGCCATCGCGAGGTTGAACGTTTGCTCCACGTAGCTTTGCTACACCACGGCGAGCAAGTGCTGCTGTGATGTTTGCTGCTGTTGTAGATGCAGATACATCTTGTCCGTTAAGTGTTGACTCATCGGCTGAAGATGTTCCTGTGAAACGACCTGTTGCAAGGTTGGTCAAGCGGTTCCATACAATTGAATCAAGTGAGTCGCGCATGTTGAATGACAACATGTCTGCTACTGCTGGGTCAATTGCTGAAAGTGACTCAAGAGCAAGACGCTCAGTTGTAATAACAGCATTACCGTATTCGTTAACTGTTACGTTAACGCGGTTGGTATTGTTAAGTGTTACTGCATCTGGGTCTTCTGTTTGAGTTAGTGCTGATGTAGCACGTGATAGGTCTGTGTAGACCTGGAAGACGACGGTGTTACCTGGGTTTGTCACATCGACAGGACGCTTGTCCGCAAACTTGCGGAACATTGGTTCTGAACGAAGGGAAAACTCAATATACTTGTCATACGCCGTCTGAATCAAGTTCGACATTGTTGATGTCGTCGTTGACGTTGCTGGTGTAATTGGCATGATTTCCTTCTAATTGGGGTTGATTGTGGATTATCAGCGCTTGAGTAGGCTACTTAGTTCCTCTGGCGAACTTGCGTTCGCAATACGAGAAGCTAAGTCTTGACCAACAAATGGGTCAATTGTTCCGTCATCAAACTCTGACATTTGCTCATATGCTTGAGCGTCAGGAGATTGCTCTCCTTCATCAACGGCTTCGATACCGAATGCGTCACCGTATTCATTTAACCATTGTGCGACAGCATCCTCGTCAACCTCGACATCATCTGGGATGAATCGAGCTATCTTAGGATTGAGTCCGAACTGTTCTAGGATTTCGCCAATAGATGCTTCGTGACTTAGTGTTGTATATTCCGAAAGAATTTCATCGCGTTCCTTGACTTGCTTTTGGAGCGCATCGATTTGCTTTCGTAGTTTCTTCACAAGGTCAGTTCCACTGCCATTGTCTTCATCTTCGTAGTCATACTCTAGGTATTCTTCTGCCATTGTTTTCTCCCTTTATTAGTAGTTAAACCCTCATCGGGTTTTGCATCACACGTATTCCTCAACAGGGGTATTGATTTATAGACGTGATGACTTCCAGACTTATACACATCACCAGGGCTGGACGGTCTGGGACGGAATCTATTAAACGTCGGCTTTTCTTGTTCTTGAACCAAGTGACGTTTTATCAATTGCGCTTTGTGTCATAAACTTAGCGCGTTCTTTGGATGCAAGCTTCTTAGTCTTGATGCCAACTTCAGCACCACCTGCTAATGCAAGTGATTCACGTGCCAAGTCTTCTACTCCAGCGGTTCCACCGTAGAGTTCCATCAATCGCTTGTAATCTTCTTGGTCGCGGGCTGAGCCTTGGAATGCGCGTTCGGCAAGGTCCGCCTTGCCAGCCTTGGTAATCTCTTCAGCAAACTGCTTAGAGATTCCCTCACCCATTCCTGCACGTGTGGCAGCGCCACCGACTTCTGCAGAGGTATACATCAACTTGGCTTCTTCGGTTGAATACTGGAAGCGGGAGTTAATTGTGTCAAACGCCTTCTTGTTATCCAGCATGTAAGCAACCAAGTCACCTTGACTTAAACCGTAATAATCTTTAAGTGACTTAATAATTGATTGGTCTGCTTTTTGTAAAGCATTCGCAGCAATGTTGACGCGAGCAGTAAGCTCGCTAGCACTAATTGAGTTTGCGATTAAGTTGCTAAAATCTTCTTGTTGGTCATAGAAACCACTAGGTAAACCTGCCTCTTGAAGAATCTCTTTGTATGTAGCCTCGGTTGCAATGTATTCTGCTGGGGATAAAAGCTTATCGCCAGGGCGACCCTTACCTTCAGCCATTCTTTTACGAATAGCTTCGTTCGCAGCAAACCGTGCTTTATATGCATCGCTTGAATAAATTGTATTTAATACCTGAGCATCTGTAGGCATAATGTTTTCGTTATACAAGTTATCGATAGTATCCATAAGCGATTTAATAAATGTATCGCCAAGACCAGTATTTTCAAACATTCTCATGACTGAGTCACGAGCACCAAAGTCCTTGTAGGACTCGATTACTTTACCTTCAGAGCCATCTGACATAACTTCGATGACTTCAACAACTCCACCAGTTTTACGTCTTGTTCTAGTTCCAACAACCTTTGGCTTACCAGCTTCTTTTGCTGCAGCTTCCTGCATGCGAGCCATCTGTTCAGTCAAAGCTTTAATCTGGTCAAGGATTGCGTTTGTAGCAGCAGCGTCAGGTCCTTGTCCACCAGCACCTGGACTCCAATCTCCACCTACAATTGATGTGCTTGGTCCACTTGTTGTTTCTGAAGTATCCGTAGATGTATCTGGAGTCGTAGTGGTAGATGTATCCGTAGATGTATCTGGAGTCGTAGTGGTAGATGTATCTGTTAGTGTGGGGGTTGGTTTTGGAGTTGGCTTTGGTGGCTTGGTTTCAGTTCCAAGTTTTACAGTTGTTCCAGACCAAATCATGTTACCGCCCTGATACTTAGGGTCGGATTTAAACTTAGGGTTTAAAGCATATAGTTCTTGTAATGAAAGGTTATTGTCGGCAGCAATCTCAGATAAAGTATCACCAGGTTTAACTGTATACTTTGTTGGAGTTGTTACTGCAGGTGCTGCAGCTGCAGCTGCTGCAGCGTTAGCAAATCTTTGTCTTTCAATTGCATCGTAATCAATAGCTTGTCGAAGGCTAGCTACTTCATCTTTTAGTGATGGAGTGTATGGCATGTTTTCTATCGTTGATGGCTTAGACATGTCATAAGGCATGGTTACATAATCGTCATATCGTGGCATCTATTTACCCCAAAAATCCAAAGTCTTTAAGAATGCGTGAAGCAATAGAAGTTTTTTCTTCTTTTGCTGTTTGGGTTGTGTCCCATTTATCGCTACGACGTGCAAGTTTTTTTGCATCATACAAGTTCATAGTTGAGAAGTTTCCCTTTTCGTCCTGGAAGTTAATTGCTCTTTGGACATAATCATCATTAAGGTCAACAGAGTTGATATCTACTTCCCATGTATCAGAAATTGCCTGAAGCCATGGGTCTGCTGCTTGACGTAAAGTTTGACCTTGGTCAATATACTTTGCTAGACCAGGAGCAAATGACTTTGCTCTAGATTGTAATTCATTATCAACATCTTCTGGATTTAAAGTTCCAGCAACTAGACCTCTCATGCTTGCTTCAAACCACTTAGTAAAGTTTGCGTTTGAACTTGATTGGGCATAGCCATAATCCCATGCATTTTGATACAACTTGCTAGCCATGGTTTCTAGCTTTCCAGCTAGACCAGTGTAAACAACTCGACCATCTACTGAGTTGGTCTTGGTAAATTTAATCGAGTCAGCCATTATTTTATTTAGATAATCTTGGTCAAAACGAACTACCTTGCCATCTTTAATGATGGCTTGCTTCATCATATTGTTGGCGTATTCAACCGCTGTCTTAGCATCGATTTGAAGACCCATTGATGACCACTGCTTTACAATGTTGCTGGCGTTAGACTGCAAGTCAGCAGCAAATTGACCAGGGTTTGTGGCTTTGTAATAATCGTATGTGCGTTGAGTATCTGTCTGGTCACGATACCAAGATGTTCCCTTAATAATTGCTTCTTGTAATGCTGGGTCGGTAATCATTGGACCACCGTCAACACCAAGAATCTTATTTAATGCAGCCAATAAGCTTGGTTGGTTTGCAATAACCGCAGCCGTAATACCGAACTGGGCTTGCAACTGAGCCATTGATAATGTGTCGCGACCTGTTGAATACACAGGTGACTGGTTCATTGAACCAGATATACCCGCTGTGTAAAATCCTGTATTGGTTCCAGTATTAGTGCCAGTGTTGGTTCCAGTATTAGTTCCAGTGCTAGTGCCAGTTGCTTTAGATGTGGTTGTTCCAGTCTTAGGCTTGGCAGTGCTAGTTGTTGTAGTTTTGCCTGGAATTGCTAATTTAGTTCCAGAAAAGACTGTATTGCCACCGTTATATTTAGGATTAGTAGTAAGAACAGGGTTTGCTTTTTTAATAGCAGCTACGGTTGTTTTATTAGCAGCAGCAATTTTAGAAAGGGTGTCACCCTTTTTGACGGTATATTTATCTGCCATCATCTACCACCGTTCCAATAGCATTAGGGTCTTTAAGAAGACCCTCAATAAGTTTTAGAAAGTTCTTGGTTGCAAAAGATTCTGCAAAATCTGGACGACTTCTAGCAAAGTTTTGTGCATACACAGCAGGGTCAAACCCTGTTGTTTGAGTTGATTTTGTTGTTGATGTGCCTAGAAGTCCACCCTTGCCTGGAGCAGTAGTAGTTGTTCCATCATAAATAGATGGTTCCTTTTTAGCAGCAGCATTAACGCCTCTGATATAGGCATCAATTTCTTCTTTGGTAGCTGTTCTACCTATCTCTTGTTCAAATGTTTTACCAATATAATCGGCAGCATTTGATGCACTGTATTGAGTAGTGGTTTCTGTTCGTTGCTTAGTGGTTCCATACTTTTTTGTGCTACCAGTTCCACCAGTGTAATCTCCTGGATTGAACACATTGAGATACATAGATGGGTCGCCAGTTGCGCCAGAGCCAGGAGTTCCTACCCAATCAACGGCATCGTTCCAAACTGATTGCCATTTTGTTTTAGGTATGCCAGACTTTTGCAATATAGAGATAAATCGTTGGTAATACTTATAGGCTTCTGTTCCCTTTTTAGCGGTAGCAGCACCAAATTTAAACCAAGATTTAGCCTGAACGTCATTGATGCCAGCCTCTGGGTCAATACCAGGGAGCTTAATAGGAGAAATGTTTAGTTTCTTTTTGGCTTCTTCGTTCTTAGCCCATTGCTCAAAAGCAATCATGGCTTCGTTATATTGTTTAGTTCCTACTGTGCCTTTTGGATAATCGGCGCGATTAGGTTTCTTCACTCTGTCACCACGAATTCTGTATCTAGTTCTGGCATGTTGTTCAACCATCTTGTAGAGAAGGCATCAAATTCTTCTGATGCCGTCTGTAGGAAGTCATAATGGAATTGAGCAAAGTTCTGCTTCAATCTCAACTTCCTTTCGTCACTATTGTTTGGACGGTCATATTCATCTTTAAAGTTACGAGCTTTACCAACCCAGAAAGCAATTTCTTCCCACTTGGTATTACCAGTTGAGTATGCGTAAGTTCTCCAATTAACATCATTGGCAATCTTTTCGATTGCAGGGATTGCCCCATTCCAATAATCTTTACGGCTTTGGATTCTTTCCTCTGACCACTTTGGAAAATCTTGTTCAACAGTATCTACCATGTCATCAAAGACTCGCTTGATGCCAGAGTATTCATACCTAGCCTCATAGGTTGATGAGATTCCATATTGCTTCATCATGGCATTGCGCCAGTCAACAGCCTTCTGGTATTCAGCCCAGCCAACGCGAGATTGAGCTGCTTTCTGCACCTCTTCATCGCTTCTCTTCTGAGTAATAACGTTATTAAATCCACCAGGAAACTTCATCTTCTTGTAGATAGATGCTACTTCTGTTGAATAATCGTTTGGTCCACTACCAGTGCCAGCAATGTCGCCATATCCAGACGAAAGCATTCCTGCATACACGGTGTTAATATTGCCAATCTCTGCAAGCAACTTTGTGTTCTTGCGTAGAACTTTAATATCATTAAATGTTGCAGCTAAACCTGAGATGTTCTTCTGGTTAGAGCCGACGAGTGCCATGGAATCAATTCCCCACTCGTCTTGCATAACCTTTTGGGCAATGTCGTAATCGCCATTTGCCATCTCTACTAGGTCTGCATAATATGCAGTAGCAGCACGTGTTACTGGGTCAAAGGTTGCTGAGATAGGTGCATTGAATTGAACAACAGAACGAATAAACGCCATGTTGCCTGCTGCTTTAGCAGCAGTTTCCATAGTTGGAGGTGAACCAATGCGACCTTCTGCTACCCAATCTGCAAATCCTTTGCGCCATTGAGCGTAAACCTCATCAGTAAATCGCTCACTCTTCTCAAGTCCAATAAGCGAAAACGCTGTGCGGATTGGATAAGGCAACTTACCTGAGTCGATTAGCGACTGAAGGTATCCAGGAACCATGGTGTTCTTTACCTTCTCGGCAAAGTTCTTACCTTCTACTGGATAGCCACCGTATAGAACGCTTGATTCGTATACGTCATCTCCTAATGTTTCACGTAGCGATAACGCTACTTGCTCACCGTAAAGTTTCCATGGACCAGCGCTAAATCCGTTATCAATGATTTCGGATACCGTTGCAGTTCCAAACCAAGAGATGGATGGGTCGGCAACCATGAACTCCATTTGCTTAGGATTAAATCTGACACCGCCACCACGTGGGTCTGTGTATGGCTTAAGTGCTGTCTTTGCCCAATCTGGAAGCTTGTTTCCAAATGGAAGCGGATACTTAACGCTAACCGCAACTCCCTCTGGAACATCCTTAATTGAAGAGTAGGTGTTTCCATCTTGGTCTTCGTATGCCTGGTAATTATCAAATGCTTGCTGAATACTGTTATACCAGTAAGCATTCATTGGGTTGCGAGCCAATAGGCGAAGCGCAACTGCTTGTGAGTTAAAGAAAGCCAAGGGGAAGCTCATTGCATAACGTGCTGTATACATACCGTTGGTTAGACGACGTGATGAGTAAAGTGTTTGTTCTACTCTAGCCAGTGCCTTACGGTATGCAACTTGACGAATCTCATTATTAACAACAGCATCAGTAACATCTATGTTAGAACGTTTTGCTGCATTGATAAGAGTCTTCATCTCATCACGGGCGTATGATAAAAATAAAGGGTTGCGGACTAGTCTTGTTTCAGACTTAGAAAGAATGTTCCAGGCAAAGTCAATACCTGCACCAGCACGAGCAAGAATTTGCTCGGCTCCAGTCAGGTCGGAAAGCTTTAAACTTGGTCCGTCAATCTCTTCAAGTAGGTCTGTTCTTCCATAAAGAGTAGCGTCAACTTCTTGATATGTAACATCTCGCTCGGTAATAATCTTTCGCAAGTTCTCATCTGGATACATTGCGTAAAGCTTTTCTCTTGTCTGGCTTACCCATGCTTCCATGTCATCGCCAAAGCGTTCTGAGATACGCAGTCTGTATTCTTTACCAGCTGGGCTATAAAGCCATTGCAAGATTTCCGCGTTAGACTTTTCGCCTTTCATCATCCAACCAACTGGCATATCTAGTTCGTTACGAACTTGCCTATTAGCGATATGTGCAAGAGCATTCATATACTCTTCGCGGTCCTTACGCTTAATCTTTACAAAGCGGGCTCCGTCTGCTCTTAAGCGACGAGAGATTTCTGACTGCAATGATGCAGAATAAAAGTTAGTAGCGGTGTCAATCTCTGACATATATGCGCTAGCACCGCGGACGTTAGGGTCAGCTAATCCTTGGATTGTATATGTCTGACCATCGACTTCAATTGTTTCCGCTTCTTGACCAAGTAACTTCTTTTGCTTGAGGTTCCCTTGTGTTTCTGCGTAATCCATCCAGTCTTTACGTTCACGGTCAATCAACTTAGAAACGCCATTGATATGGTCACCAAGACGACTCATCTCATCGTATGCGTCATCTACTTTAGACTGTAGCTCGTTGACTTTATCTTCTAAATCGTAATACTTATTCTGAACAGCAACATCGTTGCTCTTCATAGCTTTATCTTTAGCCTTGTCACGTGCAGCAATTAACTTTGTAAGTGACTTATCTAAGTCATCATACTTAGTTTCAGCTTTCTTGTGAGCTGTAATCTTTGGCTCTAAATCTGCTCTGTATTTTTCTACACGGAATTGTGCAGCCTTTGCTTGCTTACGAGCGTTGGATGCAGGGCTTCCTGGAACCCATTTCTTTGCAGATTCTTTTAGAAGACCAGTGTTGTAGACAATGTTGTCTACTCCAGGCAAAGCATTCTTAACAAGTTCCATTGATTCAAGAGCCATGCTTGCACGAGCAAATGGGTCTACCATTGAGTTCTTAGGTATGTATGCAAGACGAAGTAAGTTCAGGTTGCTGAATACCATGTTAGCTAGGTCAAGGAATTGACCAGTATTCATAGCAGCTCTAGAGGCAATAGCTCCGTAGTATTGACCTTCAGTAACCTTTGCACCTTTACCTGCAACGCGACGAGCGTTGAAGATAACTTCGGTTTCAAGTCTACGGAAGTCAAGCATTGGTAAATTCTGTGCTTCGTTAGATACAGACAAGAAGTTCTGGACGTTAATTCCGCCACCCTCATCTGGAACAAAACCATTCTTAACGGCATACTCTTTGATGCTATCGCGGGTTTGGTTCATGCGGATATGCCAGTTCTTAATCTGCTTTACAGCGTCTTGAACGTTGGCAATATCTTGCATCTCATGAACGCCATAATGCTTAGCAAGGCGACCCATAACGCTTTCTTCAATACGACCAAGTGCGATAGCACGTTGTGTATCGCTTTGTGCATCAAGAAACATCTCGACCATACGGCGCTTGTATTGAGCGCCTTCTGTTCCCTTAAGGAACTGCAGACGGTTTAGGTCAGATAGCAAATCATTGGCTGCTTCAAACTTACGTGGGTTAGATATGTTGATATAACCCTGTGGACGACCTGAGCCAACCCAAGCAATGGTGCGGATAGCTCTATCGTATGTGCGTGTCTGGTAAACCTGAGTCTTCCATCCACCATCAGCATCTTGACCGAACATCTTTAAGTCGCCATATAGCGCTTGAGATTTAATTTTCTTCTTTGCTAAACCAATTTGTTCTAGCGCAGCAAATCGTCCTGGACGATAGCTTTCAATTACGCCAACACGTGCCTTCTCCATGAAGTCATCTAAAGCACGAGCAAAGTTAGGGTCTTCAACCTTCTTAGCATCAATGATTGATTGAAACCTTGATACCATTGCTGGGTCAAGTGCGTCCAAACCAATCTCTGCAAAGTTTGTTATTGGCTTTGCGTCATTGATTCCATAGTTATCAAGATGGTCTGCTTCTAGCGGACGACGTTCAAAGAAACGCTGGAAGGCAGCGGTATCTCCACGTTCTGCGAGCAGGTAATCAGCGACATCTCGGTGATTATCTAATCTTGAAATAATTGTTGCTGTTCGATATGGGTTAGATGTTTCAGATATTAGCGGATTAGAAGCAAGCTTAGTTAAGTTTGTTTCATTAACAGCGTCATCTACCAATACAGACAGACCAGTTCTGGTCTGTTGTTCTGCTGGCAAATCCTTTTGTGCCACAATATCTTCAAGTTCTGTTCTGAAGACATCCATGTCATCTGTAGTAGCAAGTCGCTTTGGACCTACTACTTTCTTTGCAGCACCACGAACAGCAATGCCAGCACCCTTAGTGCCAATTGCAGCAAGTGCTAAATCTGTAACGCCAGATGCAACGATTCCAGCCCACTCATCGCGGAATGCTTTATCTCGTTGACGTTCATTAAATACATCAAAGTCTTCTTGAAGAAAAGCTGTTTGACTTACTTTACCAAGAACAGGTGAGGTTAGTTTTCCAACAGCGCTAGCTGCTGCCTGTCCCATTGAAATCTTTTCAGCCTGCTTTTTTGAATAACGGTAACTTTCAGTTACCCCACCCTTGCCCTTAGCCATGGCTTGAGGTGTAAGTAGCGCAGCGGAAACAGTTTGAGTTACTGGTTGAACAACTTTTTCGCCAACAAAGTTAAGTGCTGCCATCGCAGGATTAATAATCCTGCCAAGTATTGGCTTCTTACTAGCTGACTCAATAGCCCCAGCTACTTTAGGAACAATAGCCTGTTCAACTTTTCCAACTCTTGTATTGTCTTGTTCTTTCTTGAACTTATCAACCTTGGAAAGTTTTGGTTGTTTAGCTGGGTCTTGCGCTATAGAAGGGTCACTCCACCATTCTGTTAGGGACATTAGGTGTAGCCTCCTTAGCCGTTAATTCCTCTAATACTGAAAGTCGGTCATCATCGGATTCGAAAGGAAACTTGGCTAAATCCCAAGCAATGGGAGCCATTTCAAATCCAAGGTATTCAAGGTTCTCTTCGAACTTCTTGAGTATCTTCATTCTGATTGACTCCGTAAATATTTAACAAAAGCTTTCATAGTTCCAGTTGAATCTGGAGAATCCGCAAACTGCATCATTAATGGTAGATACTTACCCAACTTAGATAAATCTTTTAGTTGGTTATCTACTGGTGTTTTAAGACCTAGCACTTCTTTGCCAGGACCAGGACCAGCATCCACACCAGCGGTTACAGGTTCACCTGGTCGCTGGGTGGCTGCTGTTAAAGGCACGACATTTGCCGACGGATTCATTTGTGGCATTTGTTGTGTAGGTGACTTTGCCATCGGTGCGCCCGCTTGTTCTGCCTGGAATTGCTTCTGCTCGCCGTATTCGGCGTTAGGAAGTTGTTTAGCTCCCTGGCGGTCTGTTCGCTTTGCGAATGGACCTGGACCCGAAGGTTGCAACATTGACATTTATTTACCTACTTCTTTGGAATATTAACCTTTGTTCCTGACCAAATCATTGAACCCTGCTTATATTTCTTTTTGTTCATAATGTCAGGGTTAGCTGCACGGAGTTCCTTAATAGATACTCCAGCAGTCTTAGCAATACCTGAGAAGGTATCACCCTTCTTAACAGTGTATTTATTTGTATTAACAGTAGTTGTTGAACCGCCACCAGTAGTTGCTACTGTTGGTCTTGTCTTAGAACCAGCCTTATATGCTTTAGTTCCTGGGACTAATGATTCACCCATCTTGCCGTAACGAAGACCTTTGTTTTCCTTAGCCTTCTTTGTTTCAGCTTTACCGATTAAGTTGTTCAACTCATCCATACGTTGACGACGAGTTTTTCCAACAACTCCCATGGTTGCTAATCCTGCAAGTTGAGATAGCGCTTGCTGCGCTCCTTGACGACCAACTGTTGCGTTTGACTTTGTCTTGCCAGTTAAGTTAGCAAGTTTGTTTTCCAAACGCATAATTTCTTTAATATCTTTGCTGGTTGAGCCTTTAGCTAAGCTAACTACTTCACCTGCAACAGCGCCATATACGCCACCGCGACCAATTGCACGAGTTCTTGCGAACTTCTTTACTGCTGGCTTTTTAGCTGGTGCTTTACCTTCTGGCTTTGCAGCTGCTTTCTTCTTTGCCTCTGTTGCTTGTGGTGTTTGAGTCTTACCTTTAGCAGAATTAGCAAGAGCCTTATTCTTAGCAGCAACGCGTGCCTTGGCTTCTTCTAGACCTTTAGCTTCGTTACGCTTCAAATCAGCAAGTGTAGGACGCTTAGGAGCTTTCTCTTTAGCCTTCTGTTCTGCAACGCTCTTTTTGATGTCATTCATAAGACCTGGCTTTGGCTTAGCAACTGTTCCTGCGTTACCTGTTTTAGCTGTAGTAACACCAGGCTTATTTGTTTTCCAAGCTTTGCGTTCTGCTGGTGTCATGTTCTTCCATGCAGCCTTATTAGCAGCAGACTTCTCTGCACG